CACCGATCTAGTTTGCTGGGCATACAATTTGCTAAAACTTAGCGGTCAAAAAATGCCTGCAACATATCGTGATTGGGTTAAAGAAAATCCAAACATGACTATTGAGGCAATAGACGAGACAGACCCAAACCTTACGGCGTAGGCAGTTACCGACGGCAACTAGCAGAACTGTTAGTCGCAACAGGGTATTGGCCTACGACAATCGAGTTTGACACGCGCGACCTGATAACGGTGATTACGCTATTGAATAAGCAAAAGAGGTAGCGCAATGCCAGCATCAACAACTATTGAGATCGTCGGGGTCAAACAGACGATTAACTCTTTGCGTAAAATTGACCCGCAACTGCAAAAAGATTTTAAAGCAGACGCAACCGCTATCGCACAGCCAGCGATACAGGCAGGCAAAGCCGTGTACAAAGAATTACCGCTATCAGGTATGCGCTACAACTGGGTGCAACGTGATCGCAAACTATTCCCGTTTACAACAGCAAAAGCAATCAACGGCGTGCGTATGCGCTTTGACACTCGACGCAACGCGGTCGGCGTAATTCTTATTGAGCAAAAAGACCCAGCGGCAGCAATCTTTGAAACGGCTGGTCGCGCTAACTCAAACAAATTAGGTAACGCGTTAGGTTTTGTTAGCGGTGGTCGTACTCGACTGATTGGCCCGGCTGTATATAAAGCGCGTCGCGGTATTGAAGCTGAGATGACAAAGATGATTGCTAAAACCATGCGCGTTGTGCAGGCAGGTTTGTAATGGCATTAAGTATTCCAATTGTCAGCGAATTTGACGGCAAAGGCATTGACAAAGCAATTAAAGAATTTAAGCAGTTAGAAACTGTTGGCGAAAAAGCACAGTTTGCTATTAAGAAAGCGGCGATACCTGCGGCGGCTGCGATCACGGCGGTTGCTGGTGCGCTTGGCTTGGCGGCTAAAGCGGCAGCCGAGGACGAACAGCAACAAGCGATTTTGGCTAACACGATGCAAAACGTTGTGGGCGCTACTGACGCAACGGTTGCAGCGACTGAGGACATGATCTCGGCTATGTCGAGGGCTACTGGTACGGCTGACAGCGAGTTACGGCCAGCGTTTAGCGCGTTGCTTGTCGGTACAAAGAATGTTGGCGAGGCTACTGACGCGCTATCGCTTGCACAAGATATTTCGGCAGCGACTGGTAACAATCTTGCAACGGTTAGCGACGCGTTGGCAAAAGCCTATGCAGGCAATATGAAGGGCTTGCAGGCGTTGTCGCCTGAGATGAAGGGCATGATTAAAGACGGTGCGTCTCTTGACACGGTAATGCTTGCGTTAAATGACAACTTTGGTGGCGCGGCCGCAAAGTCTGCCAACACCGCTGCAGGTCAGTTCAAGATATTAAAAAATAGTTTGGCTGAAACACAAGAAAGCATTGGTGCAGGTTTGTTGCCCGTGTTGCAAAAAGTGTTGCCGTATTTGCAGAGCATGGCTGATTGGGCGCAAAAAAATCCTAAAGCATTTTTGTTTATTGCTGGCACGATTAGCGCTATTGCGACAGCGATCTTGGCAGTCAATTTTGCTATGGCCGCCAATCCGTTTACGTTAATTGCAATTGGCATCGCTGCGCTCATTACTGGTCTTGCAGTTGCGTACACAAAATTTGAGGGATTTCGCAACGTTGTCAATTTTGTTTTGAACAGTTTGATTGCTGGTTTTGAATTGTTTGCTAATTCGTTTATCGGTGCAATTAACTTAATTATTGACGGCATGAATTTGATAAACCCGTTTACTGATATTGGCAAGTTGCCGACAATCAACTTGGGTCGTATTGGTGGCGGTGGCGCTGCGACTAGCGGTGGGCAGGCTCGAGAAGGTGGCACGGGCAGTATTACACCTAGTTTGCCGACTATGCCTAGTTTGCCCCCAACGCTTATTGGCGGTGGCGGTGGCTCAGGTGGTGGCGGCGGTGGCGGCGGTGGCGGGACTGGTGCTGGTTCTGGCGACCTAGTGACCATACAAGGCGGCCTAACGACGTTTGGCAACGCTGAACGCATCGCAGCGCGTACTAACGGTGGCGTAACAATAAACGTAACAGGCGGTATGTCAACTAGCGCCGAGATCGGTCAAAGCGTGCTAAACAGTTTGCTGGCCTACCAGCGCACTAACGGCCCACTCGACTTACAGATTGCGTCGTAATGGCAGGTACAGCCGTTGTCGCTAGTGGCAACTATGACTTAGAAATTGACACAGGTTTTATTCAAGACGCATTTTTGCTCGACGACGCAACGGCTGGCGTACTTGACAACACCGAATATGTGCTTGACGGTACAACAGATTTTGCGAGCGTGCTTGACGGCGTAAACAGCATCACGGTTAAGCGTGGGCGACGCGATCAGGGCGACCAATTTAGTGCAGGCACTATGTCGTTTACGATGCTTGACACGGCAGGTATTTTCAACCCGTTTGATACGCAGTCGCCTTACTACGACACACCGCAATCGCAACCGGGTCTTGCACCTATGCGTCGAGTGCGCCTATCGCGTTACAGTTCGCTAAACGTCAAAGAATATTTGTTTGTTGGCGTGATCGTAAATTTTGATTACAACTTTGCGTTGGGCGGTCTTGACACCGTAACCGTGTTTTGTGCAGACGATTTCTATCTGTTAGCGCAAACATATTTAGACGAATTTAACGTCAGCGAGCAGTTGTCTAGCGCTCGAGTCACAGCCGTGTTAGATCGGCCTGAGGTTGCGTTCCCAGCCTTGACGCGCGACATTGCTACAGGTACACAGACGCTTGGCGGTGCAGCGGCGTTTACAATTCCGCAAGGTACAAACGTGCTTGGCTATTTGTCTGACGTAAACGAGGCTGAGCAGGGTCGCCTGTTTATGTCGCGTGACGGCGATCTAGTGTTTGACGCTCGACTAGGCACAACGCTCACACCAGCCGTAGCAGACTTTCATGACGACGGAACAAACATTCCCTACAACGGCGTAGGCATAACTTTTGAAGCCGATCAGGTAACTAACCGTGCAGTCGTACAAATACTTGGCAGTAACAATCCGCAGGTCGCTGACGACGCTGGCAGTCAAACAAAATATTTTGTGCAGACCTACAGCATCACTAACAGCCTTTTACATAACGACAGCGCCGCACTTGACTTGGCGGTCTATTTGCTTGACCCTGAACCCGAGGCACGATACACGTCACTAGCCACGTCGTTTGCTTTGTTGACTAGTGCGCAGCGTGACACGGTGGCTGTAATTGACATTGGCGACACGATCACGATTGAAAAATCATTTGTGTCAGGAGTAACAACAACTGAACTTGCACAAGAACTGGCAGTCGAGGGCATTGAAATGACGATTAGCGTCAATACCGGGCATAGCGTCACTTATTACACGTCGCCAACAACGATCGTTTATGAACTGATACTTGACGACCCAACGTTTGGTATCATCAACGCGGACAACGCTCTAGGGTAAAGTAGGCAATTATGGGTGCAAACGCGCAGACAGCAGTACCAGCATTTACAGCCGGCCAAGTTTTGACCGCTCAACAACAAACCGAAATAAATACGGGCATACCAGTATTTGCTACAACGGTTACGCGTGATGCGGCGTTTGGTGGCGCAAGTGAAAAGGTGCTTGCTGAGGGTCAGTTTGCTTATATTGAGGCGACTAATACAACGCAATATTATGACGGTGCGTCGTGGCTTGCGGTTGCTGGCGCGAAATTAGGTCAAGTTGTTAACACAGTTAAAACCGATACTTTTTCTAGCAGTTCAACTAGTTATGTTGATATAACAGGTTTAAGTTTAAGTATTACGCCTACTTCGGCTTCAAGCACAATTTTGATTTTTGCAGTTGTAAATGGTGCTGGCGTATCAGGAGTAGCTGACGCAACGGTTCAACTTTTGCGAAATAGCACCGCTATTGGCAACGGTGCGACTGCTGGTAGTCGTTCGGTAGGTTTTGGCCAATTAGGTGCAAGTTCCTCCAATATGTTTCCGGGTGCAATAACATTTTTAGATAGCCCAGCAACTACAAGCGCAACAACTTATAAAATTCAGGCAAAATTACAAACAGGCGTAGGTACTTTTAATATAAATAGAGGTGCTACGGACACAGATAACGCAGGATTTGCACGAGTGTCTTCTCAGATAACAGCAATTGAGGTTTTGCCATGACCGATTACGCAGCAGTTTTAAACGCCAATTATGCAGGCAAAGAGTGGACATTAAACGGCGACGAATACTCAGGTTTAGTTTGGCTTAGCGCTGGCACAAAACCTACACAAGCACAACTAGACGCACAATGGCCACAAGTTGCATACAACCAGCAAGTTGCGCAAGTTGAGTCAACACGTCGCACACAATACGAAGCACAGTCGGACGGCATATTTTTTGAATGGCAACGCGGCACAAACACTAAAGAAGCGTGGGAAGCAGCGGTGCAAGCCGTCAAAGACGCAAACCCATATCCGCCTGCCCCGTAGCAATGCAATGCGTTACGGATTGTTTGCGCTAATACTTATGCTTAGCGCTTGCGAAAGTACTCGCGACAACACGATCACCGTTAAGTCACGAGTTAAAAACATGACGTTAGATAACTGCAACGTGCCTGACCGATGCGGCATAACACCATGACTCGACACAGATACACACCAAGCGATCTACACGCACGCATGGTCGTCACCGTTGGCGTACTACTAGCAGTTGTCTTTGCTGTAGTTGTTGTGTCATTTTGTTTCGGCTTGCTTTTTGTCTCACAGCCTCTCGAGCAATCGCCCAATGACAAAGAATTCATTAGCCTCATGGCAACTATCGTTACGTTTTTGTCAGGCACATTGGCTGGCATTGTTGCGTCAAACGGCATAAAAACAAAGTCAAAACCTGATGCCGAATAGGGCGTACATAGTTACGCAACAGCCAGTCGTAAAGTCTGCATTGGCAGGTACAGCGGAATGGGCGCGACTTGCCTGCAAACACAGCGACGGCGCGTTGTGGAATAACGGCACATGGGTAGTACGCGACGTACGCAACAGACCCGGCACGATCTCTAATCATGCTCGAGGGCTTGCAATGGACTTGTCGTACCGTTGGCTAAACCAAAAGAAGCTTGGCAAAGTTGACGGCCGCAAAGCGTCACTAGCGTTTATTGTTAAGTGTTTAGAAAACGCAGACCATTTAGGCATACAACTTGTGATTGACTACGCAATGCAAAGGTCATGGAAATGCGACCGGGGTACATGGCAACCGCTACCTAGCGTTGAGCAGGGCGACTGGTATCACATAGAGATTGACCCACACGTCGCCAATGACCCGATCATCGCAAAACAGCGCTGGCAAGCCGTTTTCGGGGTATCACCAACAGAGGCAACAAAACCTGTTTAGGCTGGTCACCTACCGAGAAAGTAGGTCACTATGACACTCATCAGCAAAATCGCAATATCGCTATTTATTAGCGTCACGTCAATATTTATTTTGACACCGCCGCCTGCACCCACAGCCGACGATCTAGCAGTCAGACAACCCAAGGTATTTGAGGGCTACGGCCGACCAGTTGACATACCTAGCACTACCAGCACCGTGCCTGTAACTACGCCTATAACGCAACCTGACGCGTGTGAGACCGTGTTTGACATGGCTCGACACGTCGGTTGGGCTGAGCAAGACCTGACACAACTGGTTGCAATTGCTTACCGCGAGAGCCGATGCAACCCTGCAGCGTTTAACCCGACCGACCCAAACGGCGGCTCAGCCGGGGTTATGCAGATTAACTACTTTTGGTGCAAACCGTCGTCGTACTACGCAAACGGCTACTTGCAGGCATACGGCCTGTTACGCACGTGCGACGATCTGTTTAACTTAGAGGACAATTTGCGTAGCGCGTTAGCAATCTTTAGATACTCAAATGGGTGGCGTGCATGGTCACTTTAAAACACCTGTTTTTGGCAACCGTCTTGACGGCGTACACCTACCTGATAATGTCCGTTACCAACAAACGAAAGGCAAGAGATGACCGAGAACATCGACCCGAGAACTGATCCACAGTTTAAAGCACTAATGCAAGTGATGAACGACATCACACAAAACAAAGTGCCGATATACAACCCTTGGGAGTTGGCGGCGCGTAGCACGTTACGAAAAATACAACACGAGATTGACGATCGCAATGTTTTAGATGACGGCGAGTTAATCGACGTGCTAAACCAAACACGTATTGAAATAAAATATTTGTTGAGCATCATCAACGATTTGCACGAACGCGTCAAAGAGCGCGACATCGAGATTGGTATCAAGCAATTGCGCTTGAACGAAAACGAAGTAGAAATACAGCGTTTAGAAAACATGGTGCATCGTGCTAACTAAACACGACAAAAACCGTATGCGTATCGCAATGGCCGAAAGCCAAGCCAGCGCAAACGCCAAATGGACACCCGAGCAACAAGATCGCGTTGATACGGCGATACGCAAAATGGCGCGTATGTTGCCACGCTTTACAGCCGATCAGGTTTGGTACGAGTTAGGCGCGTCATTCCCGGTTACTAAAGGCATGACCGCTCGACTACTGGTTGCGCAACGTAACGGCGTAATCAAGAACACGGGCGAGATTACGTTTGCTGAGCGTGGCGGCGAACACGATCACGCGCAACGTTTAACGATATGGCAATCGTTGTGACGGGTTTTAATCTTGACAACTATGTTGACGTGCCTACACGTTTAGGCATGGCACTAAAAAAATATCCTGATTTACGAATACAAGAAACGCACCGCGAGATCATAGAGATGCCTGACAAGTCATGCTTTATTCGTTGCACCGTGACCGTGTGGCGTGACCAAGCTGACCCAATACCTGCGGTTGCGTCAGCGTGCGAGATATATCCGGGTCGTACGCCGTACACAAAGATGAGCGAGAACGAGGTTGGGTTTACAAGCGCGTTGGGTCGAGCGCTGGGCTACATGGGCTTTGGTATTAACAAAAGCATTGCGTCACGTAACGAGGTTGAGGCAGCGCAAAGCAGGCAACCTACAGGCCGTCTAGCGCCAGTTGTACCTATGCACGACGTAGAGATGCCATTCCCCGACGCACCAGTACAGGAGTATGCAACGGCTAAGCAGTTGGGCATGATGCGTGCGCTGGCTAATGGGCAGAACATTGCACAAGACAAACTTAAAGAGTATTGCTCGAACGTGTTAGGTAGGCAGATAAACACAACAGGTGATTTAACTAAGCGTGACGTTAGTCGAGTGATTGACGCGCTAAAACTAGGTGAGATACAGTCCTAATAAAACAATAACCGAGGAGAAAAAATGACAATACCAAACACAATAATAATTCCAGCGTTACCAGATACATGGCAGATATGCGCGTCAAGTAGTAATCATAAAAATTTAGGCGAAGCAATTAAAAGTCAAGTTATTGCTTGGGCAATTACCTTGGCAAAAGGCGACGAAAAAGATCACGGTAAATATCGGATTGAAGCAATCACAGCATTTGATGCAAATTTCCATCACATTATTGAGTCAGATGAACAGAGGACTTACTCGTGCAACGGTAAAGACATGGCACCTGATCCAATGAGTTTGTACGAAGACGAGTTAAACGAATTGTCCTAAAAACAAAATACAAAACTTAATTACGGGCATGACCTAAGCCAGTTGCATGGCGGTTGGTAACACACGGCAACGTGGGTAGATGACACGCGTGGTAACACGTGGTCAAGCAAATGCGCTAAAGAGTTAGGGTGTCGAGTGAAGGCAGACGACGGGGGGCTTAGCGCACTAGGTCTTACACACAACATAGATTGACATACCACAAACAAACAACAGACATAAGGTTGACAACATGGTTAGCGTTAACAAACTGAGAGCAAGTCGCTTGCGACGCGCTAGTGCATTATGAGCAGAGCGCACGATCACGCCGACTACCAGCGCAACCGACCAGTCGTACTACGCGAACAACCAACCTGCACCGTCTGCAACCGGCAACCCTCGACACAAGTTGACCACATAATTCCAGTAGATGCAGGTGGCGGCCACGAACTAGAAAACCTGCGAGGCATATGCTTTAAGTGCAATAACACATTGGGTCATCGCTACGTAACACAACGAAACGAAATGCGACAAACAATACGAGCCGAAGCGATGCGACAAAACGGAATACGCGAAACACACAAACCGTTTTTTACTGAGAAAAAATTATTCACCCCGACCCAATCTTCT